GTAGTCGAGTAATCTTAACAGTAACGCAGATTATTGAGAGGCTTTATCCTATGTTTTTGGACATCGGGGGCAAGCCTCTTGATTTTTGGGATTTGACGGTACTTGAAATCAGAGAAATGATTGAAAGCTACAACCGTGTCAAAATCCAAGAGCGTAAAGAGAAGATTATTGACTCTTATAGACTTTCGCAGATGATATCTAACCACATTTCCTTATTGTTATCCAAAGATGCCAAGGTTTTTGAGTTCTGGGAATATGCGCCTGAGTTATTTGTAGAAGAACAGCAAGCGGTAGAACAGGAACGACAGAGACAAGCGCTTTTGTTGCATAAGGAACGGATGCGTGATTTTGCAGAAAGACACAATCGAAAAAGGAAGGAGGAAGTGAATGGCAACTCTTGACGAATTGAAAGTCATGATTGACGCTGAGATAGCGCCTTTCAGGAAGAAGATGAAAGAAGTCGAGAATCAGGTCAAAGGAACATCTGACCAAGTGAAAAATGCTACTGCCAAAGTTCGTGAACAGTCGAACTCAATCGGTAGTGCGTTTGGTAAGCTAGCTAAGTTCGCTGGTTTTGCAATCCTTGGTAAGAAATTGCTTGATGTTGGGATGTATTCAGCTCAGACAGCTCTTGAAGTATCAGCGTCTATGAACCAAATCAAGCGACAGATGGGCGAGAGTTCGCAATCTTTCTTAAAATGGGTTAACGATAACGCCAACGCTATGAATATGGGGGTGGGTGAGGCTACTAACTACGGTGCAGTCTACTCAAACCTATTTTCTGGATTTATCAAAGACACCAACAAGCTAAGTGCTTATACCGCTAAGATGTTGCAGACATCGGCAGTTGTTGCTGAAGGATCAGGGCGTAGCATTACAGACGTTATGGAGCGTATTCGCTCTGGTTTGCTAGGTAACACCGAAGCAATTGAAGACTTAGGAATCAACGTCAATGTGGCTATGATTGAGTCTACTGAAGCTTTTAAGAAGTTCGCAAACGGACAAAGCTGGCAACAGTTGGATTATCAAACCCAGCAACAAATCCGCCTTATGGCTATCCTAGAGCAAGCTACAGCCAAGTATGGAGATACCTTATCCAACTCAGTCAATGGTAGTATCAGCTTGTTTAAGTCGTTGATGAAAGATAGTGCATTGAATCTGGGTAATGCCATGTTACCGATTATCAATGCGATTATGCCTGTCTTGAACTCTTTCGCTATGGTCTTGAAGAACGTGACTGCTAAACTTGCAGAGTTTATCGCTTTAATGTTCAACAAGAAAGCGACAGTGAAAGATGGTGTCGGCGGAGCAGTTGGAGACATGGGGAACGCCATGAAGGATGCTGCAGGCGGAGCAGGAGACCTTGCTGATGCAGTAGATGACGCTGGGGATTCAGCAGGAGGACTTGCTGATAATCTTGGAGACTCGGCCAAAAACGCTAAGAAGGCCGCTAAAGAGTTGCTAGGTCTTTTAGGATTTGATGAGATTAACATCTTGCAAAAACCAAAAGACGATGACGCGGGCGGTTCTGGAGGCGGTGGCGGAGGCAAAGGTGGTAAAGGAAAGGGAGGCGGTGGCGGACCTTTCAAAGACATCTTGCCAGAAGTCGAGTTGACCGATATGGACAACCAGTTCAAGAGCATTTTCGATGGTCTTGGAGATAAGCTAAAAGGGTTGTTTGACTACTTTAAGAAGCTTGCAGACCTTTTCGGAAAAGGTTTTGCTCTATCCTTTAGATGGGATAGCCTAGATAGGCTTAAAAATGCGTTGAAAGGGATATGGCAGTCCATTAAAGACATTTTTGAAGACGGTACAGTATTAGCAGCGGCCGCAAGGTTCGGGGAAAAGCTAGCTTTTGCTTTAGGACAAACAACGGGCGCTATCGCTAACGTAATCATGGGAATTGCAGTCTTTATCGCTGAAAGTCTGAATAAATCACTTAATGAAACAAAATTAGATATCAAAGCATGGCTTATCCGTATGTTTGATATCGGTGGGGAGATTGCTGAAAGCGTAGGGAACATTGCTCAGAGCATTGGACAAATCTTCTACGATTCAATCACAAGCGAACCCGCAACGAACATGGGCGCAGGTTTAATCAGCGCCTTTACATACGCCTTTATGGGCGTTAAAGAAGTCACCGCTAAATATACAAGAGATATTATCGGTGCTATTGAAGAGACTATCACCGAAAATCAGGCTGGCATAACAGAAATGTTTACGGGTCTTTTTAAAGCTGTAGAGCCTATTGCTCAAGCTTTATCAAGCTCTATGAAGAAGCTTTTTGAAAGTGTTAATCAAGTATATGATGAGCATATAAAACCTTTGTTTGAATCAAGTTCTGCCTTGATGTCAGATGTAGTTGGTGCTTTTGTTAATGGGTGGAATGATAATATTCAACCTGTTCTTGAAAAGATAGGCCACGGTTTTGCTGATACAATTAAAAACCATATTGAACCAGCTTTAGAAAAAATAGGTGGCTTGATTGGAAGTTTTGCTGACTTTTCTAAAGCGATAAATGAAGTTTTCGGCCCAGTCATTTCCTTTATTGTAGAAAAGTTAACGGTTGTACTAGCCCCTGCAATTGAATACATAGGAGAAGTTTGGCGTGTTTTATTTAACACTATCTCTGATGTAATTGGTGGTATTGCTGATATTATCAAAGGGGTATTTGCTGTACTTACAGGACTTTTAACTGGAGACGGCTCTAAAATCAAGGAAGGCTTCAAGACTATTTTTGAAGGCTTAAAAGATATCGTGGTTGCTGTCTTTAAAGGTATTTATGATCTTGCTATAGGAGCATTGAAGTTTCTATGGGATGAAGCCGTGGCAATCTTTAAGAGCCTTTGGGATGCAATCGTAGGTATCTTTGGTGGTGTTGGCGCGTGGTTTGGTGAGAAGTTCCAAGAAGCATGGGATGCTATCGTTAACATCTTCAGTAATCTTGGCTCATGGTTCGGTGATAGATGGGCAGATGTGACTAATGCGTTAGCAGAGATTGGCTCATGGCTGGGAGAAAAATTTCAAGAGGGCTGGGACGCTATTGGAAATATATTTGGCAACTTAGGCTCTTGGTTTGGAGAAAAATGGACTGATGTTACCAATGCTCTTTCAGATGCAAATACTTGGTTAGGTGATAAATTCAAGCAAGGCTGGGATGCAATAAGCAATACATTTAGCAAGTTGGGTTCGTGGTTTGGTGACCGTTGGAACGAATCTAAAGACGCGCTTGCTGAAGCAAACACTTGGCTTGGCGATAAGTTCCAATCTGGTAGGGATAAAGTGAACTCAGCTTTTGAAAAAGTTGGCTCTTGGTTCGGTGACCGTTGGAATGATATCAAAGATGGAGTAAAAGAAGCTGATACATGGTTTGGCGAGAAATTTGAGAGTGCAAAAGAGAAAACTCAGAATCCTTTCCAAAAAATCGGCTCTTGGTTTGGCGATAGATGGAAAGACATGCAAGATGCCTTGAAAGAAATCCCTAACTGGTTCAAGAATCTGTTTAATGATGCAATGGATAACGCAAAAAGCGCAGTACAATCAGGTGTTGATGCGCTTAAGAGTATTTTTGATTTCGAGTGGCACTTGCCAAAACTTGAGTTGCCTCACATTAATATAACTGGCGGTTTTAGTTTGAATCCACCTAGTTTTCCTAGCTTTGATATTTCTTGGTATGCACGAGGTGGTGTATTCAATTCTCCTAGCATTATCGGGGTCGGAGAAGCTGGTCAAGAAGCGGTAATGCCTCTTGAACGGAATACAGGTTGGATTTCCATCTTGGCTCAAAAATTAGCCGAAAGGATGCCTGTTAACAATGTCCCTGCGGGCTACTCAATGCCTTCAGGGGATATCGTTATCCAAATTGCAGGGCATGAGTTTGGACGGGTAGCTATCCAAGAAATTAACAAGGAACACGAAAGAGCAGGTCAAACCTTGCTCAAGATTTAGGAGGTTAAATGGCACAATTGAGAATCAATGGGGTGGCTGTAAAGCCTCCCAAATCTTTTCAAGTCGGTATTCAAGATATAGATGGAGAAACGGGGCGTAATGCTAATGGCGACATGGTGCGCGACCGTATTACAACCAAACGTAAATTAGATTGTGAATGGGGCATGCTGACTCAGGAAGAAATGAGTCAGCTTTTAAATGCCGTGTCAGCAGTCTTTTTTGAGGTTTCATACCCTGACCCTGTTAAAGGTCAGACGACTGGGACTTTCTATGTCGGCGATAGAACGGCTCCAAGCTATACCTTTACCGAGAAGTTCAAACCTTGGTCTGGTGCTAAATTTAATCTAGTAGAGAGGTAAGAAAATGGACGCTTTAACTAGACGCCAATTTGATAGAGCCATGTTTGCCAAGGACAGGACGCTGGCTATCCGCGTTGGTAATTATGCTTCACGGGATATCAAAGAGGCTAGTTTTGAGTATGGCTACATCAAGGGCGATACTTATAAGCCCGGTGGAACGTGTGCTGGTAGCGGTAAAATAACCTTT